AACTTGACGAAGGTATCATCTTTCTCAGGGATAAGGTTTTGTTGTTCCCGATCAGGAACAATGGTGGGGCTAGACTGGTAGGTTTGCTCCATTTGTTCCCGAACGGTAAGATCCCAACTACCGCGACCAATCTTATATTGTGCAAGTTTGTTGGTAACAGTTTGGTAGTTGCTGCCATTCATAGCACACCAGGCACGGATGTCTCCTGCTGCGATGCTGTCACCATAAAGGGACTGAAGAGAAGTGCGGATGTAGTCAGTGGAAAGTGCCATTACGAAATGCGTGTGTTTGTCTCAACGAAGTTATTATAGGGCAGGATGGGGGAAGAGTCAGGGGCAGAATGGACTCTTAAAAAATTGACCCCCTATCAACAATCACTTTCTTTTTGAAGTTCTCTTTCTAGTTTTTTTAGGAGAAACACCACCAACCCAAGCTTCATTTTCTGGTGTGCTTGGATCGTCAGCAACAAAATGACCATTGTCATCTCTTGCTCTAACGGGTTCCTGCTCAACTGCAGGTTCTACAGCAGGAGCAGGAGCAGGAGTATTTCCTATGAGTTGACTAAATCTTCCCATTTAATTTACCAAATGTACATATAAAATATTTATGATTTTATGCCACCAATTCAATAAACTGACTCAGAACTTTCTTATTGAGTTTTTTTGTTTTAAGAGATTTAACAAAAGCAGATTTAATCTGGGTTTTTGTGGCATCTTCTTTTACCTCAAACTCCACCTCCTGAGAAAGTTTGCTGGAAGAAAGTCCAAAGTAAATATCATACCCAGAACCTTTGATAGCAAAACTACCAAGTTTCTTCCAATCCTGTTGAATTTTACTATATTCGTCAGAATACTGATTGTGATAAATCTTGATAAAGCTGCTCACATTCCGACTCTCAACAACACGGATACCAATAAAGTTTACTGAAGGAAAGGTATCCTTCAAATGACGAAGCATCGTATCACTAAAAGCATTCCACCCATCCCCAAACTTGTAGGTAGTTCCAAGTTTACGATCACGAAGAACTGAAGTATTTGTGTAGGTATTCTTGGTTCCGATACAAGGCTCACCATACCTTTGAAATGTTACGTGGTGAGGAAGATAGTTTGCCTCACCATCAGTTAGAACAATACACTGAACTTTTTGTAGTTTGTTATCTTTCTGGAACTTGGGAAGAATTTGATGAAGAGTAATGAATGCTTCATTCAAAGGAGTTCCAGAAAGTCCAAGACGATTGGGGTGGGTGTATCCGCAAGAATAACGAGCAAAAGAATATACAACTCGCCAAATGTTAAGCATTTGGTGCTCAAGTTCCTTACCAGAAACTTTGCTAGTAAGAATATTCATCATAGAAAAAGTAGGGTCAACACAAAGCAGACCATTCTTCTTCTCATAGTGAGGAGTCGTATCTACAGGAATGTGTTGTTTAGTTTGGTAATCATATCCGCCACGACGCCACTCATTAGTGAAAGCATAAACATCAAAAGGAATTGCAACTTTCTTGCAGAACCAAATCAAGTTATAGAGTTGCTTGATGGTATCTGACATAACACCTGCCATAGAACCAGACCAATCAAGAACAAACACTAGACCGTGATTCTTACCATCAGCAAGAGTGGTAACTTTCTTGAAAAGGTCTTCATTGTATTTGTAAGAATGAAGTTTGGTGCAGTCCAGAACACCAGTGCGGGCAGTGGTGGCACGAGCATAAGAATCTGCGGCTTTCTTACACTCAAACTCTTTCACAAGATAGTTGACTTCCTTTTGAGCAGATACCTTGAACTTACGAAAATCTACATCTGCATTAGCATAAAGATTTACAGTTTGCCAGTTGTTCTCCTTGTTTTGCTCATCAATCTGTTCTTGTTGGCGAGCAAAGAAAGAATCAATCTCTTTATGAATTTCGACATTCTTACCAATAATAGTATCAAGATTCACCTGAGGGATCTCAACGTAAGTTGTATCGTAAGGGTTGTTATTAACAAGTTTTTTCAACTTATCGTCAAGAGATTCTGCAGTTTTAACTTCAGGTTCAGAGCTTTCAGTTTCTTGCTCCTCACCCTCAGTAGATTCTTGTTCCGTGGACTTTTCTCCACCTTCAGATTGTCCCTGAGGTTGACTTTCAGAAGACTGAGAACCTTCATCAGATTGAGTATTACCCTCAGGATTCTGCTCTGCGGGAGACTCTTCTTTATCTTTTTTTTCTTTCTTACAATACTTGTAAAGTTCCTCAGCAGCAATCAGAACATCAGCAAAAGTTTCCGTATTGGCAATCAGGTCGATGATTTCTTCCTCTTCACCTTGTTCAATAAGAACATCAACAAAGTTACCAATCTTAAATAACAGATTAGCACGGTCAGCAAGATTAAACTTTGAAATATCCTCATTAGCAATATCAAAGAAATCTTGCTCGTTCAGTTCTTTATAACCACGATAGAAAGACTTACCGATACCAAGATACTTACGCTTCATCAGTTTCTCAATGCGAGCATCCTCTACAACATTGATAAACTGCATTGGAATCTTAAAGTCCCATTCATCACTGGGAGTGAAGAGTGCGTGTCCCACTTCATGCCCCACCAGCATATCGTATACGGTGCTAGAAGCGCGTTCCCACATAGGAAGGGTCAAAACCCTATTCAGCACGTCAAAAGACGCTGTAGAGACCTTCTTGTGCTCCACCACCAAATCCTCAGTGGCAAGCAGTTTGGCAAGTTGGGATTTGATTTCGTGTTTGACGGTCATTGGTCTCCGTTGCGTATGAAACCATTATTACAAAAAAAGGAGGTCTTGCGACCTCCTAGTGGACAGTTTAAAAAGTGCCTATCATCTACCACTTGCTCTGCGTTTGCGAGCACTGCGATTTGTACGACTTAGACTATAATGACGTTTTCCACCTGAAGTATCGTCATCACCATGATAACCTGAATCATAATCTCCAGAATCTGCTCCGGGTTTTGCATTCAGAGTTTGAATAGATTTTTTACGAACCTGAGCACTTCTTTCTGCATTCGCAGTATTTTTTGCTTGGTTCTCTCTTTCTTGTCTTCCTTGCCTTTCTCTTGCTGCAGCATTTTGTGCTCTTACAATCTTGGGATTGATCATATACTTTAGTCCACCTTTACCAGAGACAGACATAATTTGTGCCTCATCAATAATTTCATATCTCCACTCTTCACTCATATTCACCATAATTGCTTCTGCTGCTTCTGGTGTTTCAGCATATCCTTCATCAAGTAAGTGTGAAAGGATGATGTCATAGAGATCTAGATCTTCTTTTTGACTTTCGGCATCTTGTCTATTTATTTCTTTTTGGGCAGCATCCAAGGTATTTTTGAGTTTTTCCAATTTTTTCTTACTGCTACCAGGTTTAGATGGTTTCGAAGATGGCTTAGCGGGAGATGTATCGCCCAATGTTGCTCTCATTTTTCTAATTCTTCCTAACGCTCTATCAGAAGCAGCGCCCCGCCTTGCTTCCAACTCACTAGATTTAGACATCAAATCATCAAGCATGGACTCATTCAAATCAACATAAGATACATCTTGAATATAAACATCTAGGTATGCTTCTTGTAGATTGCGAAGTTCTTGTGCGTCCATTTTTACAAATACCTTTTAGTTATTTATAAAAAAAAACACCCCGTTTGGAGTGCTTTTTCTTAAATGCTTGACGGCGTGCTTTTGCTTGCCTCAGTGCTTGTGGTTTAAGTTTTCGTTTCTGTTCTTTCTTGGAGTTATGCTGCCAATTTGGAGTGTTCATTGTTCTTTGGTGTATCAGGACACCATACGCGAAAAACCTTTGACTTTCTCGAATCGGATGACACTTTCAAATTTGTCCTCAAGACCAGTCTTGTGCGAGATAACAAAGATATTAGCATCTTTGATTACATAACGAATAATTTTAAGGAACTCATCAGTTCCAAAACCATCAAGAGAACTGTCAAACACCTCATCCATAATAAGAAGATTTGTGTTTACTGAGTTTTTCATTCTTGCAACCTCACGCCAGGTGAAAAGGAGTGCAAGATCAATCCTCATTTTTTCACCCTCGCTAAAGGAAGCATATGAAAAGTCTTCATGAATTGGTGACTGGACGGTTTCGTTAAATTCCTCATCAAGTGTGAAGTTAATGTAAAAGTCCATCATTTGTAAATAACGATTGACTTGCTGATTTATCAGCGGTAGATACTTCTTAATGATTTTGGATTTGACTCCACCGTCTTTAAGTAGACTATATGAAAAGTCGTAATAGTTAATTGTGTCTTTTTTAGATTCTAATTCTTCGTATGTAGTTTTTAGATTTTCTTTAAAGGAACTTAACTTCTCATGTTCAGAATTTCTGTTTTGTAACTGTTCGGTAATTCTTTGAATTTCAGATTCCAAATTTTGGATCTGTCTTCTACACCCAGAAATCTTAATGTTGTTTTGAGAAATGCCATGCGTTAATTTTGTAATCTCCTTAGATAGAGCAATGAATTGACGCTCTCGCTCTTCTTCCTCTTTAATTGCCTCCTCCAGTTCTTTGTAACCAGATTGCAACTCCTTTGCTTTATTTTGAGCGTCCTTAATCCTATTTATTCTAAACTCTTCTTCAATAGACTGTGTACATGTAGGGCATACCGAATTCTCATTAAAAAACTTATGTTCTTGTGTGATAGTTGATACCTTTTGAGAAATCTTACCTTTCATGTTATTGAGTTTTTTTAACTTATCTCCAACAGAAACCAAAGATTCTTGCTCTTTTGTGTATTGAACCAGATAAGATTCTATAATCTCATTAGCATCATCATAATCGCCAATTTCTTTATCTAGATTGGCAATCTTTTCTTTATTGGCATTTATATTGGCATTACCACGATTCTCAAGTTCTTCAATAAAGTTTTTTTGCATTCCAACTTTATCGGATAAAGATTCTTTTTTAAGATTGAGAGTTTTAATCTCATCTCTGGTTAACTTAATTCTATCTTTGATAATAGAATTCATAGAAGAAAACACTTTAATATCAAGAAGGTCTTCAATAACCTCTCTTCTATTTGCTGCCGACAACTGCATAAAAGGAACAAAAGTGCTGCTACCCAGAATTACAATCTGAGTAAAAGACTTGTAGTTCATTTTAATTACACTTTGTTCAAACCACTTCTGTTGGTCCAAAGATGCTGCTGCCTGGTCAAGCAACTTATCGTCTCTCCAAATATCAAATACATTAGGTTTTATTCCCCTAATAATTTTCCATTCAGTTTTGCCAATAGTAAACTCAACTTCAACTACACATTCCTTTTCGTTTACAGAGTTTTTTAGTTGAGGTTTATTAATTTTCCTAAAAGGTTTTCCGAAAAGGGAGAATGTAAGTGCGTCAAGAATTGTAGATTTACCAGATCCATTGTTTCCTATAATAAGATTAGTTCCACTTCCTTGAAGATTTACTTCATTAAAACTATTTCCTGTACTTAAAAAATTACGCCAACGAATCTTTTTGAAAGTTATCATTATCTTCAGGTGGAATTACAATATCATCTGGGGTTATTATAGTGTAGAGATATCCATACATCTCGCAAGTTTTTAAAATCAAATTATTTTCCATTTCTATCACATGTATCTCTGGATATCCAGATCCTTCAAGAAGAATAGCAAATCTTGTCGCATCATCTTCTTCCTCAAAGATATAGAGTATCTTATCACCATCTTCATCAGTTACTGAATATGCTCCTTCATCTTCTCTTCCAGATATAGTTAAAATAAACATGTTAAACCATTTCGCAAGACTCCTGATAGATTTCCTTAAGAATATTCTTTATTTTATTTCTATCAAGATTTATTTCTGAATCGTCAACATATTTATTGAGAATAGTCAAAGTGTCTTCTGACTCATCCAACTCACAATCATTAGATTCTAAAATGTCAAAGGTCTCAACAATTTTAAGTTCATTTATGTTTGAAGAATATAATTTATCAATAAACTTATCAAACTTTTTAGGATCATCTTTTTTCCTAACAATTACCTTTACTACTTTATTTTCATACTCTCTTGTATCAAAAGTTTGGTAGTTGCTATTGTCATAATAAATGTTATAGAATAAACGGTTTGGATTGTTTATGTGAATATGCTCTAAAGTTTCAGTATCAAAAATAGTAAAACCTCTTTCGTCCTTCACATCACTCCAAAACATTTCATAAGGATTTCCTAGGTAGAATACTTTTCCGTCAGTCGATCTAGTGTGATAGTGACCGCTGAAGACCTTGGAGAACTTCGCAAATAACTTGCTTTCCAAACCATGCTCCATGACGATTTGTTTATTAACTCTAAATCCTGCGAGTTCAAGGTGCCCCATCGCACACTTGCTAGTTGTCTTTTCAATAAGTTTAAAAGTTGTTTCCTCATTTTCTTGATTAATCCAGGGTAAAAGTAGAATATCT